AGTGGTACAGGAGCAGCTACTATATCTATGTGGTTAAATACGGATACGATTTCTGATAATAACAGAATATTATCTAATACTGATAATTATAATTTTAGTGTTAAGTTCAACGGTTCTGGAGGTATTGAAGTCTATGGGCCAACTGAAGGATGGGGTGGAGCTGTTGTAAGTGGGTTATCTGTTGATAATCAATGGTTTCATTTATGCCTTGTTTTTGATGGTGCAGGTAATGTTACGGGTTATAAAAACGGAACATTAGGAAGTACTCAAACTACAACAGCAAATAGAAGCAATTTAGGTTTAGCCGCAAAGGTTGGACTTGCTTACGGCACGAATTATAACGGAACTATGGATGAAGTAGCTCTATTCAACACCGCTCTTACTCAGAGTCAAGTTCAAGCTCTAGCTGATAGTAAAGACTCTCCTATAAATCCAATGGCTTTACCTACAAAGCCTATAGCTTATTACCCATTAGGTGAACAAGCAAGAGTTGGTGGAAACTCAAATCCAAATGCTGGTAGTTCAGAGTGGCAATTTCCAAATCAAAGTATACAAAGTACAGCTGTTAATTTTGCTGCATCTGATTATATTTCTACTTCTCATATTAGTTTGTCAAGCGCTTTTAGTGTTTCAGCTTGGGTAAATACAACAGATACTAATACTTATGGTAATATATTTTCAAGCGACCAAGCTCCTATTGGGGGTGCTATAAGAAATTGGCAATTAATAAGATTTAACGCTACAGCTCGTTTTATATTAAGAGATTCAAGCGGGAGTGCTATTGCGGATGCTTATGATTCAAGCGTTGTTATAAACGATGGTAAATGGCATCATGTTTTAGTAACTTGGGATGGAACAACAGGAACAAATAAAGTTAAAGTACACATCGATGGAAATCTTGCAGCTCAAGACACAGCGTCAAGTACAGCTCTAAGAAATGATAGTGTATTAATGATAATGGGAGGAAGCAGCGTTACTTGGGATTTAATAGGTAAACTTTCTAATGTAGCAGTTTGGAACTCTGATCAATCTTCAGAGAAAGATAACATATACAATAATGGCACTCCAGCTAGTTCATACACTAATACTCCTATAGCTTGGTGGAAACTAAATGCTGCTAATAGTAGTTATAACACTAGTAATTCAACTTGGACTTTCACGGACTCCGCTGGATCTAATAACGGAACTAGTACAACACTACCTACTTCAGCTTTAGTAAGAAGCGACTTACAATTTGAATCACCATATAGTAACTTTAGTTTAGATTTTGATGGATCAACTAATTACTTAAATACTAACCAAAGTTTAGATTCTTCCTATACAGCCTTAACATTAAGTGCTTGGGTTAATTATACATCTTTAAGTTCTTATACAGGTACTATATTTGGCCAATGGATTCAAAATAATTTTCAAAGTCCAGGTTCTACTATAATATGTTACACAGTTTCTAATAAAATACAAGTTTATTTAGGGCCTTCCGCAAGTTCTTTAACAAGTACAACTGTTTTAAGTACAGGAACTTGGTATAATGTTATTTTAAGATTTGATGGTTCTACTATGAAACTTTATATTAATGGAACAGAAGAAGCGAGTGTATCTTTTACAGCTATAAATAATTCAGCACAAAACTTAATTTTAGGAGCTTATTCAAACAGTGGTCAAACAGGGTATCAATCGCACTTAAATGGGAAATTAGATGAAGTGGCTATATGGAATACAGCATTAACAACTGCACAAATTAATCAAATATATAATAGTGGTTTAGCAGCTGACTTAACTTCTTTATCACCAAGTAATTGGTGGAGACTAGGTGAAGACGCTTATTTTGTGAACAATAATATTACAATACCTAATCAAATAGCAGGTGGTCCAAGTGGAACTGGTTCTGGTACACAAACATCAATGTTAGTAGCGGATGCACCTGGAAGTTATGGATCTGGTAGTGGTGTTAACTTAGATATAGTTGATAGAATAGGTGAAGCACCTGGAACGTCACCTATAAACGTAGGTAACTCCCAGAGTTATAATATGATCCCAGATAATCGTCACTCTTACGTACCTGGTTATACTCCAGCTACAGTAGACAACGCTGCTAGTATGGACTTTGATGGGGTAAATGATTATTTTGATTTAGGTTCTGGTTTAGATTATTTTGATCACGAAAATGGTAGTTACAGTGTTTCTTGCTGGACAAAATGGACTGTAACATCTTGGACTAAACCTATATTAAACTTTGGAGCAAATAATTTTAAATTTGGATTATGGGGCGCGCCTGGAAGCGCTACACAAGGAACTGGAAATGGAATGTCAATTTCTACAGCAAAAGGTGGCGCTCCAAGATTAGGAGTTTATAATTGGTATCACCCAACTATAGTTTTAAACGACGGTGAATGGCATCACATCTGTGTAGTTGTTTACAAAAGTGCTACAAGTATACCAACCTATAATATCTATATAGATGCTGATAGCTCAGGTTCAGGTGCTGGTACAAGTTTTACCTACGCTGCTAATAACACAATATCTGGTTCAACTAAGTTTTTTGCAGGTTCAGTGGATGAATTAGCAATATTCAATTACGCTCTTACACCAAAACAAATTAAAGAAGATATTTACAACGCATCTAAACCAATAAGTGGTGATAAGAAAACAGCAGATTTGAATAATAATAGTAACTTAACAGCCCCTGTAGCTTGGTACAGAATGGGTGATTAATATATATATATGGCAACTAAATGGATATCACCAACGTGGCGAATGCCTGAAGAAAGCAATCAGAGTAAGTTTGACAATTATAGTTTAGATTTTAATGGAAGTTCAGAATATATAGACTTAACACAACACGATTTAGGAATAAATAGTAGTATTAGTTGTTGGATTAAACCTAGTTCAACAGCAGTATCAACAAATGCTAATTACACAATAATAGGTGAAGATTCATATCCTTTTGACTACGTTTTAGTAATAAATTTTTTTAACCCTGTTTTATATTTTAGAGTTGGAAGTGGATACTTAGGATGGGATTGTCCTTCAATAGCAGATACAAATTGGCATAGTGTAGCGTTAGTTAGAGACTCTTCAACTACTGCAAAATGCTATTTAGACGGTGTTGACCAAGGTACTCCAGATTACTCAAGTGGCACTTTTAGCGGCAACACTAAACTTAGGTATTTAGGAGTTAACTATCCTACAAACAGTCAATTTTTTCCAGGTAAAATAAACGAATTAGCTTTATTTAACTACTCACTATCTGAAACTCAAGTAAAATATTTATATAACAACAATGACACTGTTAATCCAACAGTGGCAAACCCTCAAAATCCTATGGCTATACCAGGTAATGCACCTATAGCTTATTATGATTTAGGTGGGTCAAGTACTGGGGACGCTGGAGCATCGCCAAATACTTTAACTGTACCAAACTCTTCAGTGCCAAGTGCAACTGTATTTCAACCTTTAGGAGCTAATCAAACAATGGATTTAGGTGGTAGCGATTTGTGGAGTAATATTTTAGTTGGTACTAATAGAACTGGTATTGCTACATTTTCCTTTTGGGTTAAAGGTCCTTTTACTAGTTATCACAGGCAATGGGAAATGGGCGCTGCCCATCATGACTTAAGAAGAATAGGAACAACTCAACGATTTTATTATAGAGCAGGTAACGCTAATACTTATCAATATTACGAAATGAAAGACACTGGCGGTACAGATATTCCTGGTGTAGATTTAAATTCAAGTAATTGGATTCATGTAGTTTTAGTTTTTCCGGCAGGTTCTGTAATTGATTCATCTGGAACTGCGGCTAGTGGTGGTGTTGGTGATGTAAATTTATTCATAAATGGAGTAGAATGTAAAAAAGCTAATACTTATAATTCTGGTTATCCTACAGCTTGGGGTTCTGGTGGTTATGGTATACAAAATTACAACAATGAACAACTAACTCCTCATTCTAACGTACAAATATGGAATAGTGTTTTAACAGCAGGAGAAATAGCAACTCTTTACAACAATGGTAAACCTTATTTAGGCACACAACCACAACCTAACAACCTAAAAGGCTGGTGGAGATTGAATATTGATACTAGTAATTGGGATGGAAGTAATTGGACTATTAGCGATAACAGCGTTGATTGGAAAAACTCGTTAGGATTTAACGGTAATTCAAATATACTTATATCATCTAACAGTTCTCCTTATAACCCAAAAATAGATGCTTCTCAAAATTTCTCAATGTCTTTTTGGATTAGATCTACATTTACACCATCTGGTTTTTACTCTACTAAGTATTTTGTTGGTCTTGTTGGTGGTGGTGTTGGTGCAGATATAATAAGAGTTAAGCAATCTAATGGTGGAACAGGAAGTGGATTAGTATTAAATAGTAATAACAATAAATATGGTTTAACTTTGTTAAATGATGGTGGTTGGCATAACATAGTTTTAACTTACGATAGTTCCACAGGTGATTTATTATATTATGCAGATGGCGCAGCTGAACAAATACAAGCGAATCAAGGAGGGGGTGATATGATTGGTAATTATGCTTCTTCATCTACAGATATTAGAATGAATATTGGCGCATATGTATCAACTAATTCTAACCCATGGATTGGTCAAGCGTCTAACTATACTTTATTTGAAGGTTCTAAATTAACACCTAGTGAAATAAGTACACTATATAACAATGGTTTACCTGAAACTACCCCGTCTTTTTCACCTACAAGCTGGTGGAAACTAGATAACACAACTACGGGTGTACAAGATTCTATTGGATCTAAAAACGGAACTAATAACGGAGCCGTTGCAAGTGGTATAGCTGTTTCTCAAGTAAACGGTACTAGCTCAGGTATGACTACAGCAAATTTAGTTAACTCTGACCTAGAAAGAAGTATTCCGTATAGTAGTTATAGTATGGCGTTCGATGGTTTGTTTGATTATATTGAATTTAGTGATAATGATAATTTTAGTTTTACAACAGGTTCTGCAGACACTTCTTTTTCAATATCTTTTTGGGTTAAACCTGGCGGGATGAATCAAAATAATGGAATTGCTATAGTAAAATCTACAGAGTACTTGCTTAAAACTGATAGTACAGGTAGATTACTTGTTACTTTATTTGATAGTGGTGGTAATGAAATTGGAATAAACATAACTACTGCTAACTGGCTTTATACTCCACCTGCTTATCTTTGGAGCAATGTAACAGTAACTTACGATGGCAGTAGTAGTAACACTGGGTTTGAAATATATTTAAATGGTCAAATTAGAACTGATGTCGCTAGAACGTCTACAGGAACGTATACTCACATGACTAACTCGTCAAATAATTTATTTTGGGGTAAAGATGGTGCTTTTGAATACTTAGGTTCAGCATCTAATTTTAGTCTATGGAAAAACAAACAATTAACACAAGGAGAGGTTATAAAAATATCTAATGGTGGTGTTCCAAACGATATTTCAAGTCTTAATCCAACTGGATGGTGGAGTTTTGCAGGTGATAGCTATTACGATGGAACAAATTGGATATTCCCCGACTTAAGTAGTAATTCTAATAACGGAACTAGTTATGGTATGGGTGGCACAGAACTGGTGGGTAATGGTCCAGGTTCTACATCAAATGGAGTAGCTACAAGTATGAATATACCAGGTAATCTACAAGGTAATGCACCTAACTCTAGTTCAAACGCTTTTTCTGTAAATATGAACGCAGACGATAAAAGCACTAGTGTACCTTCAATACCGTAAAAAAGATATTAAACAAGTAAATATATAAATAACAAGCAATTAATAAATAATAATTAAACAATGGCAACAACTTATGCGGTAATAAACTTAACTGACACTAATGCAATACTATTTAGTCAAGTTAATCAGTCTTCTGCGCAAACAATGCGTAGAAACGTAGCAAATACTCAAGGTTTACTGTCTTACCAAGTTGAACCTAGTTTTATTACTAATGGTTCACTAGTTCCAGTAGAGACTTTGAATCATGAACAAGCTTTAGCTTTAATGGCAACTCCAGAATGGACACCACCAGAGCCTGAGTAAATAACAATTAAATTAAATTAAATTAAATGAAAATTAAAGAAGAACAATTAGAAAAGATTAACAACCATCAAGAAGCTGTTAACGCTATACTACATCAACTAGGTTACTTAGAAAGCCAAAAACATGCTTTATTACACGAGCTAGGTGGTGTTAATCAAGAAATTGAAGAGTTTAAAAATACTCTTGAAGAAGAGTATGGTGCTATTAACATAAATGTCGAAGATGGTACCTACACTAAAATAGAGGAAGAAGAGAAAGAAGAAGTTGTAGAAAATGCCTAGTGTAATTAGAAAAATTAGTATTGGTTCTGATTACAAAAACGATGCTATGCATTATTCTTTAGGTCAAGAAGTATATGGTGGTCATATTATAGAAGCTATATTAAGCAATGATAAAAGCGGGGAGTATTCTATTTATATAAAAAAGAATAACGAAGTTTTACCTTGGAAAAGGTTTAATAGCCAAATGGCTATCGCTGTAGAGTATGATTTAAAGTATTAATGAAAAGCTTATATAATTTTATTATCAAACCTTATGAAACTAGGTATGATAACGTTAGGCAAGTAGATGATAAAGAACTTATTATAAATACTGGTATTGAAGATCATAAATTTGTAAGTAAAAAAGCAGTTGTTGTTTCTACTCCAGCTGCTTTTGATACAGATATAAGATGCGGAGATACGGTATATGTTCACCATAATATTTTTAGAAGGTATTATGATATGAGAGGTAAAGAGAAAAACTCATCAACCTTTTTTAAAGATGAACTATACTTTTGTAACCTAGACCAAATATACATGTATAATCTAAAGACGCATTTAGATTATTGTTTTGTAAAACCTATTTTAAATAAATCAAATCTAGATACTAATAAAGAGCAAGAGCACTTTGGTATACTAAAATACTCTAATAAGTCCTTAGAATGCGTAGGATTAAAACCTGGTGACCTTGTGATATTTACGCCATATTCAGAGTTTGAATTTATTGTAGAAGGCGAACGCCTTTATTGTATGAAATCTAATGATATAGCCGTAACACATGAATACGAAGGAAACGAAGAAGAAAATAATCCAAGCTGGGCAAAAGGCAGTGGAAGAGCTAATTAAAGTAGCAAAAGAAAAGATCGTGGACTCAGATGATGACGTATCAGCTGACAGACTTAAAAATGCTGCTGCCACTAAAAAGCTAGCTATATTCGATGCTTTTGAAATACTAAAAAGATTAGAAGAGGAAGAAGAAATATTAAGTGGCAAAACTAAAGAAAACAAAAAAGAAGAAAGATCTTTTAAAGGTTTTGCAGAAGGGCGTAGCAAATGAGTTACGAACAAACACTTTGGAAAGAAGTAAAAGATGTTGTAAACCCAAAATTATTATCTAAAAATAATAGATATAAAAAATGGGAGTATGGTTATAACTCTGATTACGATTTTATTGTAATTAGTAAAACAGGTAAGATTGGACAGATCATTGAAATTCAAAATCTCAGGATTGCTTTACCAGCAATCGATAAACCGTTTAAACGAAGCGAAAAGCAAAAGGAACAATATTGGGAAAAACAAGAATACCCAAAAGAATTAGCTAGAATAAAAAGCAGATTTGATTGGGATGAATATCCTAATGACTTCAAAGAAAAATGGTACGATTATATAGATGAAGAATTTAAATATAGATCAGATGGTCACTGGTTTTATAATAACGGTGTGCCTACTTACATCACTGGTACTCATTACATGTATTTGCAGTGGTCAAAAATCGATGTCGGAGCACCAGATTATAGAGAAGCAAACAGACTCTTCTTTATATTTTGGGAAGCCTGTAAGGCTGATAACAGATGCTATGGAATGTGTTATCTTAAAAACAGACGGTCTGGTTTCTCCTTTATGTCATCGGCAGAGCTTGTTAATCAAGCCACAATATCTTCAGATGCTAGATTCGGTATCTTATCAAAATCTGGAGCAGATGCTAAAAAAATGTTCACAGATAAAGTTGTACCAATATCCGTTAACTATCCGTTTTTCTTTAAACCCATTCAAGATGGTATGGATCGTCCAAAAACCGAGCTCGCATATAGGGTGCCTGCTTCGAAGCTTACTCGAAGAAAACTCGAGTCCAATGAAAAGCTTAGAGAACTGCAAGGACTAGATACTACAATTGATTGGAAAAATACAGGAGATAACTCTTACGATGGTGAAAAACTAAAACTACTATCACACGACGAATCAGGAAAATGGGAAAGACCAGACAACATATTAAACAATTGGAGAGTTACAAAAACTACACTAAGATTAGGATCAAGAATCGTAGGCAAATGTATGATGGGCTCAACTTCAAACGCATTAGATAAAGGTGGAGACAACTTCAAAAAACTATACGAAAGTTCAGACGTTACAAAAAGAAATAGAAACGGACAAACATCTAGCGGATTGTATTCTCTTTTCATCCCTATGGAA